TGACGCGCCCCTTCGAGGCAAATAGGGGAAGGACGACGGGGGTGCAGGCGAAAACATTCGGCGCTGAAACAGAACCGAAAGAGCTACCTCACGGTCAATCGGGCAAATCGTCCTGGCACTGCATGTCGGTGTCCAAGGCATCCAGTCCCGGACGGCGCGTGCGCTACGAGGGCAGGAACAGAATGCCGCGGTCGAGCGCCTTGTTACGCAACCGTTTGCCGATCCTCTTGCTCTCGTTGGTCGTCGTTCCCGAGTAGTCGGCATAGGCGTGGGCCGGGTTCGCCTGCTGCGAAGCGGTCGCCTCGATCGGATCAGGATAACAAGGAAGCCTCTCGGCTCCGAACTCCCCGACCGATACACCGACGACGAAGGCCGATTGATAGCCGTTCCCGGTGAACCGCCGGAACGACGCCTCTGCGGTGGTAAGCGCCGAACGATCGACCGACAGCTTGCCCCGGTCCTTGTTGGACGGAGAGAACGGCGAACTCGAGATATGGCCGTCCTCTAAGAATGCGGGATGGACTTGTCGGAACAGAACCTCTTCCGAGTCATCCAATGGGTCTACCGTCAAATTGTCTCTCCGGTGCGCTCGTCGAGACAGGCAAGAAACTCGACCGACACGGCACCGAACGACCGGGTATCGAACTCTCCTGGACCGTCGAGCTGCACTCCGTAGATCGCGGGCGCCCCGTTTGGTCCGATCTCGATCCCATAGTCCCAGCCCTCGTAGACGAACTCCATGAGCAGGCCGCCTTCGTCGGTCGGGTAGATATGATAGCGTCCCGCCAGCCGGGGTCGGGCAGCGAGAAGACGGAAGGCAGCGGTGGCAGCATCCGGGCGGATCGGGACACCGTCGCCGTTATTCCAGCCTTCAGTCAGTTCCCCGAGCTTGGATATCCGGGTCCGGCAGCGCTCCAGGTCGCTGACCACGGCGCCGTCGATAACATCGACATCAAACACCTCCACGACCGACCGGAAAGTGTCGTTGTTGTTGAGTTCGATCATCAGCGCGAACTGGACCTCGGCGTCGATATTGCCGTCGAATTCGTCCCGAACCCTGTCAGACGGCACCGGAAGGGTCAGCATGCCGTATTCCATAGTTTCGACCTTTATTGATCCGTCGGCCGCGTCCGAAGTTTCCAGCTCCGAGCCGAGCAGCTTGCCGATGCTTTCGAAGCGAGTCTGATAGCTGTCCCGGCCACGCGTTATCAGGCGCTTGCGTCGCTGGAAGTCGAGATACACGACGTTCCCGTCACTGCCTTGGCTTCCGACAAACTCGATCCTCTCTCTGTCGAGGAGACCGGAACCGAAGCGGTTTAGGGCTCGGATGTTCTCTGAGCTCAACAAAGCGGTGCCGTCAGGATTGTCGGCCCGATCGACCAGAGTCAGGACTCGGTCGTAGGCGGTCTCAACCAGGGTCTCCAGCTCATCCTTGAAGTCCGGGAGCAGAAACTGGGCGGTTTCCCTGTCCCATTCCAGAGTCGGTATCGCGCTACCGTCCGCGATACCGGTCAGGTTGAAGGCGATGCTCTTCTCAAACCCCTTGGGCAAGCGCTCGCGCTTCGTGTGGGCGCCCCGCCATTCCGCCTTGACATAGGACACGACTAGGTCGCGAAACGCCGCTAGGTCCGGCAGCACGTCGAGCGGCAGCCGGTGACCTTTGAACCGGTCACCGACATAGCGCAGTTGGAAATTCTTTCGATCTACTGGCATCGCGGTGCGTTATCGGGCCTTCGAATCCCCTTGTCCACCGAACCAGGCTGACAGACCCATTATACGCCAGGCGCCGGGTCATCCACCGGGTTGCGCAATGGGTCGCCGTTCCCGCCCGCGCCCGGCACGCCGGTCTGGTCACTGCCCTGCCCGGACCCGGCCGCCGATGGCACCCACCCGAGCGGCGCCATGTTCACCGATTGCTGCACCGTCTCGCCGCCGTCCACGTTCGACATCCCCTCGCCGCGCCGGGCCTCGTTCACCGCCATCCAGGGGCCGCCGACGGCCTGGCGGTAGGCGGTGAACCGAGACAGCAGGTCGGCCTTCACGAAATGCCCGTAGTCCCAGTCCAGGAACGTCTCGACGCCGTCGAGGCCGAAATACTGCTCGCCCTTCGCCTTCCACCGCTCGCAGTAGCCGCTGATCGGCCCGTTCAGGTACTGCTGGCCCATCTGCACCATCGCCGGGCCTTCGGATTCCCCCTCGATCGCCAGCTTGTAGGGCGGCACGTCGAAGGCGCGGGCGATGTCGCGGAGCTGGAAGTTCCGGCTCTCGATGAACTGGCTGTCCACCATGGACAGGCCCAGCGGCTCCCATTTCAGCCCCTGCTCCAGGATCGCGACGGCCCCGCTGTTCCGGGGACCGGACTGCAGGGTCTTCCATTCCTCGCGGAGCTGCTCGCGCACCTCCTTGCTGGCAAACTTCTGGTCCGTGGACAGCACGCCGCCCGTTCGTGCGCCCTGGCCGACGAAGCGGGCCTGGTGCTCCTCCAGCCCGATGCCGAGGCCGATCGACTGGCGCACCATGCTCAGGCGCGACGACCCGAGCAGACTGTTCCACATCGGCAGCCAGCGAAGGTGGAATACGTCGCGTGCCGGGATCAGCAGGGGATGCTCGCGCAGTGCAGCCATCTCGTGCAGCCCGTTCCGCGTCACCGCGTAGAAATACGAGCCATCCGGCGCCTCGAACAACCCGACCCGGTCGGGATGCACCGGCACCATCGCGAGCGGCTCGCCGCGGCCGTTCCGGTTCACCACCGCGTAACCGTTGCCGCGCAGCACCAGGCTGGCTTGCAGCATCTCCTTGAACTCAAACCCGGTCTGCCAGGCGTTCGGCTCGCGCAGCAGCCGGTGCAGCGGATGGTCCACCAACGGCGTCTTCCCGCCGTCCGCCAGCCGCCGGAACACGCCCAGCGGGATCTTCGCCACGTCGCCCGCCAGGATCGAGACGCACGCCATCACCGCCACGTGCCGCATCGCCGTGTCCGAGTTGACCGGCACGCCCGACGACGTCATCCCGCCGCCAGCCGAACCCCAGAAGCGATCGTCCATCAGAGCGTCGCCGCTCCGCCGCAGCGCGAAGGCTGCGACCCGCGACCAGAACCCCATCGAACGATTCCCCGCTACTCGCCTTTCGCCGTCCGCGCCGAGTGGCACGGCTTGCACAGCGCCATCGCGTTGCGCGCATCGAGCCGCAGCGACGGATCGCGCCGAAGCTTCATGACGTGATGCACCTCGGTCGCCGCTGTCGCGAAGCCGTTCCTGGCGCAGTCCGCGCAGAGCGGGTTCGCGAGCAGGAAGCCGGCTCGGAACCGCCGCCATGCCCCGTCATAACCGCGCGAAGCAGCCGATCCGCGAAAAGGGGCGGCGTCCGCGATCGAAGCTCTCAGCCGATGCAGCGGCGGCCGAACCGGCACGCTGTCAGGCTGCTTGCTCCGCCGCGAACCGCGCGGCAACTGCGGAAGACCGCGCCCGCGATCCGCCGGTTCCGACCACAACGCGGAAGTCAGCGGCGAACGGCCGCGGCGCCTCCGCTGGCTCGCTCTTGACCTGGCCCATGCGCGCCAGCGCATCGACCAGCGCCAACTCCGCCGCCTCGCGCTCCGGCACCACAATGCCCCGCGCACGCAGCGCCACCGTCAGGCGCGCCATCACTTCGTCCCAAAGCCGGCGGGCTTCACTGTCCTTCGGCGGCACATCCCGCCGCTTGCCCCACGCCATCAGCGTCCGCGCGTGCGGCGCCGGCAGGTCCAGCCGCCGCAGTGCGTTGACCACGTCATCAGGCTCGCAGGGGCGCCCGATCCGCAGCGACGCGCAGCCCTTCGATCCCGACTCCCGAGCTTCAAGGCTATCGAGCGTCCAGAACCACGCGTTCGCCGCATCCACGAAGGGTGTGCCCTCGCAGCCGTAAAAAAATCCGTCCCGTGTCATGTCCCTGTCTCCGGCCCACTATCGTGGCGCCGGACCTTCGCGATTGAGCGTCCGGCGCACCTGCACATGCGTCCACACCGACCCGCCTCCCGGCGTCCGCACCCCTCTGGCGCTCAGCGCCCGCGCGAGATCGCCCAGCGTCACCGCGCCCGCCCTTTTGGCGGCGTCGATAAACGGCCGGACATCCGACGCGTATTCGTTTGCCAGCGCAGTCCTGGCGGCCCGGGCCGTTCGTGAGGCCTCCGCGTTGCCAGGCCGCAAATTCGGGTTCCCAAGCCGCACCCCGCGCGCCTTCGCCGCCGCCAGCGCCGCGCGCGTCCGCTGCGAGATCATTTCCCGCTCGTGTTCGGCCACGGCGGCCAGGATGTGGATGGTAAACTTGGTCGCGTGCGGGTTATCGCAGGCGACGAACTCGACGCCGGCGTCCATCAGGTTCGCCAGGAAGGCGACATTGCGCGTCAGCCGGTCCAGCTTGGCGATCACCAGGACCGCCCGCTTCACCCGCGCGGCCGAGATCGCCTTGCCCAGTTCCGGCCGATCGGCGCGCTTGCCGCTCTCGACCTCCTGAAACTCCGCGACGATTGCGCCGCCGACCGAGGCGACGTGACGGGCTACCGCTTCCCTCTGGGCCTCTAACCCGAGGCCGCTATGGCCCTGTTTCTGGGTGCTGACGCGGTAGTAAGCGACGAACGCCGGAATCGATCCCGTCCCCGGAACCGCCCTCAGTATGGCTCTGCGGGCCATGGTTCGGCTCGGACACTCCCAAACGCTCCTCACACACAATGGTCGGATGCTGCGCGCCCTCGGGACGCCGCTCGGCGTCAGCCACTCCGCGCGCCACGCGCCCGGGGGAGTCCTCGTCGCGTCCGCAATCCCTTGGCCTTCAGCGCACGGGCTATCAACAGATCAAAGCGCCATCGTGCCAAAAGCATACCAGAAAACTGGGCGAAATGGGCGCTAAAACCGCGTGCCGTCCGGTGTTTTCACCTTTGATCGGCCAGCATCCTGGCTTTTTCGCGCCGTCACCACTCCGGAACCGTCCGGAAAGTTAACAAGGGCGGCCGCCTACTCGCCCGCTAGAGCGGAGCGCCGTCGCGGAGACGCAAGCCGCCACCCGCACCGGCGGCACACAAGCAAACCCCAACCCCCGCCCGCTGCTCGGCGCGCGATTCAGCCGTCTTACGATTCGGTCGATCCCGCGGCCCCAAATCGCCGTCAGCGTATCGTGGTGCAGCCCCGTCGTCCGCCGGAGCTTCCGCCAGGTCCACACATGCCGCGGCCTTCCGTCCACGCCGAGACGCATGAGCGAGCGCATCAGCACCAG